ATACGAGTTAATAAAGATTTACTTAGTGCTAGGATAGGACCTGAGAAGGCCGAATCTTGGTACCAAATAATGACCCAAAAGTTTGTCCTTCAGGATAAAAGAGAAATCTCTTATTCTGTTGGAAATCCTATGGGTGCTTATAGTTCCTGGAACTCTACAACCCTAGCTCACCATTTTGTGGTTTGGAAGGCTTGTAAAAACAAGAATCATGACTGGAAAACACTACCTTATGCAATGCTTGGAGATGACCTAGTAATAGGAAATCCCGAAGTTGCTAAAGAATACTGTCGACTAATCAGAACTCTTGGAGTTCATTGGTCAAAAGAGAAGACTCACGTTTCTGAACACTTCTTTGAATTCGCAAAGCGATATCATTGGAATGGTCAGGACGTAAGTCCTTTTCCTATAGCAGGACTATGGTCTGAACGTAACCGACTAGTCGGTCAAATTCAGGTTCTAGACAATGCTATAGATAAGGGATGGTTTTCGGTTTCTGAATGCCAAAATTCCCTGGATGATCTCTTCACTCAAAGAGGTATTCCCCGAAGACTTAGGTCTAAGTGGATTACTTCAATGATTGATGATTGGAGAATAATCTCCGTCCTTCAGAAGAAAACTTCGGCACTGGAATTGCTTCCTTTTGTGGAAAAGATTTCAACTGTCGTAGCTAGGAAACTAGATGAGGAAAAGACGTTAAACGTTCTTTACTCAGCTATTATGCTTAGCTTCGTGGACTCATCTGACAATATTACTGATGAAAAGAAACATAAAGATGGGCTTGGCGTAATGGCCGAGCACTTCACTATGTTCTTGACTCAGTTAATATTTGAACCAGGGTTTGAGGATTCTATTAATCTTCCAGAGTCAGTCCCTCACACACATGTATGGGGGATTATCTCTGAGGATTACTTACGAGCTCAGAGAGAGGCATTTATAATAGATACAGTCAGAAAAGGTAATTGGGATCCTTTGTTAAAGAATCTTAAAATACCTGTTTCTGATTCATCTGTCTACCTAGGTAGGAAGATGGATCTACTATATTTGCACTCTACTGTGATTCGTAAGAAATTCGAAGAAAATATTCATCAGTTAGCTATGTATCCTCAGTTAATATAACTGAGCATATGTAGCACTGATAAATACCAGCAAACAAAACTGGATAGTCAAGCCGTTCCTCGAACGGACGGACTTTCGTCCGTATTTTCC